CGAGGGTGCCGAGGAGCTCGAGGGCCTCGACGGCCACATGCGCCAGATCGCCTCGAGCCTGCAGGCGTGGATCAACGACCAGCGCTCCAACGTCGGCCCGCTCGAGCGCCCCGACTTCCAGGCCGCCAAGGACGTCTTCTCCGAGATGAAGATCGCTCGGCGCATCGGCGGCGAGGACGACACCGCGAGCAACGCCCTCGAGATCACCGAGGGCCTCGCGCTGCAGGGCATCAAGTGGGAGCACGAGGACCAGGTCACCACGGACCTCTTCAACCAGATGGCCGCCGAGCAGAACCTCGACGCCGTGGTGCGCCGCATCTGGCGCGAGGACGACGTCTGCAGCCAGGCCGTCTGCGCCTTCTACTGGGGCTACACCGAGTTCAAGGTGCGCGGCAAGACCGACAGCGGCAACGCCCGGAAGACCAAGAAGAAGGTCTGGTTCCCCCAGCGCATCGCCGTGCTCGACTCCACCAAGGTGCTCCCGGTCGAGCTGGACGCCTTCGGCGGCGAGCGCCTCGCGTGGCGTGCCGAGCCGATGGAGTACGAGCTCTACAAGCAGGTCCTCAACGGCCAGCGGGTGGACCAGGCCGTCGACCGGTTCTACGCCGGGCCCTACCAGATCCAGCCGGCCGAGGCCCGCGAGCTGCGGGACTACAACTCATCCACCCTGATCCTCCTCAACCACGACACGGTCAAGCGCTACACCGCGACGAAGAGCGACTACCAGCGCTGGGCCCCGCTGCGGATGAAGAGCATCTTCCGGCTCATCGACATGAAGCTCCAGCTCATGGCCGCCGACCGGGTGGCGCTCGTCGGCGCGGCCAACTACATCCTCCTGGTGAAGAAGGGCGACAAGGACCGCCCGGCGGTGTCCGGCGAGATCGAGAACCTCCGCGAGGGCTTCAAGACCCTGGCCAAGGTGCCGGTCATCTTCTCCGACCACCGGCTCGAGATCGAGATCGTCGCCCCCAAGGTCGACCTCACGCTGCAGGGCGAGAAGTACAACCTCATCGACTCGCGCATCGTGCAACGCCTGTTGTCGGGCCTGCCCGACTACAAGACCAAGGGTGGCTTCACGCTCGAACTCGGCCGGTCCACCCAGCTCACCCTGCAGGGGCGCCGGCACATGCTCAAGCGCTTCCTCGAGGCGGAGATCGCGCGTGCCGTGGTCAACCACCCGAAGAACGACGGCATCTTCGACGGCGGTGCCCCGTCGTTGTCCTTCACGCCGAGCACTATCCAGATCGGTGACGTCGCGGCGCTGGCCCAGCAGATCATGGCGCTGCGCACCCAGAAGGAGATCAGCCGCGAGAGCACGCTCGAGTTCTTCGGCTTCGATCAGGGCGCCGAGGCGATGCGTCGCAAGGTGGAGGAGCTCATCTACGACGACATCTTCCAGACCCAGGTCCCGTTCTCGGCGGCCGGCCCCGGCGGGGAGCCCGGTGCTCCGCCGGCGGCGCAGGGCGGCAATGGTGCTGCGGGTGGGCGTCCGGCTGACGGCGCCAGCAAGCCCGCCCAGAACCCGACGAAGACGAACGTCAACGACAAGGGCAACACGTCCAGCGGCACGAGGAAGCAGACCACGACATGAGCGCGATCTACAGCCCGCACGGCTTCGTCTGGCCCGACGGGCTGCCGCCCTGCGGCCAGTGCGACCTCCCGGCCAGCAACCAGCTCCACGTCACCCCGTCGCCCGGGGCGCTCGTGTCCTCGTACTCCACCCTGGCGGCCAGCATGGCGCCCAAGGTGCTGGGGCCGAAGTACACCCGCTCGCACCCGTACGTGCTCAGCCGGGGCCTCGTCGAGAACATCCGCTGCGTGGCTTGCAACGGCACGCTGCACGACTCGAGCCACCCGATCGGTATGCCGTCCGGGGTGCTCAAGCTCCCCGCTCCGCAGATGGCAGCGGCCGTTGACGTCGCCCCCGACAAGGAGGTGGCCTTCGTCGCCAACATCGGCGAGCGGATCGTGCTCGCTACGCGCGGCCGCGTCGACACGATGGACGACCTCCCGGCCACGCTCGCGGCCCTGGCCAGCAGCAAGAAGGAGGCTCAGAGCGCCAACCTCTGGATCGCCGGCCGCTACGTCGAGGCCGACCGGCCCAACCGGAACATGGCCTACTGGTCCGCCGACGACCTGCAGCTCGGCCAGCCGACCGTCGACCACGGCCCGATCAACTGGCTGCACCAGGAGCGCCACATCATCGGTGCCCTGGCCTACAGCGAGTACGTCCCGGTCGAGCGCGAGGCGGCGGCCGAGTCCGGCGTGGGCAGCCACATCGCGGCGCTCGGCGCCCTGTGGCCGTGGATCGCCCGCGAGGAGACCGCTGCCATCCGCAGTGCGTCCGAGGACGGCCGGCTCTGGTTCAGCATGGAGTGCGTCTCCCGCGAGGTTGCGTGCATGGAGGAGGGGTGCGGCCACAGCGCCGAGTACAAGCCCTACATGAAGACCCCGGACACGTCCCGCTGCGACCACATGAGGTCCGGCGGCGTGCGTCGCTTCGTCGACCCGATCTTCGAGGGCGCGGGCATCATCGTGCCGCCGACGGAGCCGGGCTGGGCCAACGCCGAGGCGCGCGTGCTCATCCCCAAGGCCGAGGCCCTGCTCGAGCGCAACGCGGCCGCCTTCACCGGCGCCACGGACGAGGATGCCGTGCGTGTGGTGGCTGCGCTGATGGGCCCGGGGAGCACCCGGTAACGTCCGTTGTCAGATTCTGGACGCTGATGCCGATAGGGGCACCAAGCCGGAACAACTCTGCCGGCGTCGTAGCCGAGGAGGGTACATGGCTGACAACGGCCCCACCACCGGGCGCACCTTCACCGAGGGTGAGGCGTACGCGCTGGTGAACGACAACGTCACGCGCGAGACCGCCGAGCTCACTGCTCAGAAGGCGGCGCTCGAGACGCAGAAGACCGAGCTGCAGACCAGGGTCGACACGCTCGAGACCGAGAAGGCCGCTGCCGAGCAGCGCGCCACCGCCGCCGAGGAGGCCTTCACGGCCTACAAGACGGAGGAGGAGAACAAGCGGCAGGTCGCCGAGCGTGCCGAGGCCCGCAAGACCGAGCTCGCCGCCGCCAACCCGTACCTCGAGCTCACCGACGAGCGCGTCAAGCGCCTCGGCGCCATGAGCGACGAGGACTACGGCGTCTACCTGAGCGAGATGCGGGAGGTCGCCGAGAAGGTCAAGACGGCCACGACGCCCAACCCCGAGACGAAGGTCGAGGAGACGCCGCCCGCCGGTGACGCCTCGGCCGAGACCCGGGCCACGGCCGCCTTCAAGCCCGGAGGCGACACCACCACCAAGCCGACCGGCACGGTCCTTGCGCTCTTCGGCGCCCGTGCGGGTCAGACCGCCTGAAAGGAGGCACGGATCACATGGCAAGCAACTACGGCCTGAACTTCGGGTTCCGCCGCTCCGACGAAACGATGGGCACCCGCGAGGGTCGCCTCAAGACCCCGCTCGCGGGGACGTTCCGTCAGGGCATGTGGGTCTCGCAGGACCCCGCCGCCGACGGCTTCCTCAAGGCAGCCGCCGCCGACGCGCCCGGTGAGCCCGGCGTGACCGGCCTCCTCATCCAGGAGGAGGCGCACTTCAACTCCGTCTACGGCAACGACGACGCGGGCTTCGACTCGTTCTCGTCCCGCCTCGGCGTGGCGAAGAACAACACCCGCTCGGTCATCTGGACCGGTCCCGGCCTCAAGGTCTGGTTCCGGAACACGGCCGGCTCGACCCGCGCCGACGGTCGCATCATCGCCGCTGTCACGATGGTGGACTTCACCGGGCTCATCCTCGGTGACTACCTCAAGTGGGACGGCACCAAGTACGTCGAGGGCACCGCCGCCAACGCGGGGCTCAAGATCACCAAGATCGACGCCGCGAACACCTACCTCGAAGCCGTCGTGCTTCGCTGATTGGAGGGAATCAAATGACCAGCGCCATCGCTTCCCTCGCCAGCAACCGAGCGGGTTCCGGTGTGGCACCTTGGGCCCAGACGCCCGAGACCGTCAAGGCCTACAACGAGGCCCGGGACGCCCTGAACGCCCGTGCTCGTGGGGCGGACTGGAACGACCCGGAGTTCCACCGTCAGGTCGCCGCCGACATCACCTCGGTGGTGGACTACGGCTTCGTGTCGGAGTCGCTCTTCCCGACGTACCTCAACGTCAGCACGGTCGGCGAGTTCGACCGAGTGACCGTCCGCGAGCGCCGTGGCCTCAAGGTGTTCTACACCTCGCGCGGCGGCTACATCGAGGAGTCCCAGATCCGGGACGAGCTCTGGGAGCTCCCCCGCGACACCATGGGCTTCCACGTCTCCGAGCACATCGACAAGCTCCGTGCGAACTTCGCGGACACGATCGAGTCGCTCGTCACGCTCGGGCGCGCGCGCCTCGAGGGTGAGGTCCACCGCCGCGTCCTGCAGCTCATGCAGGCAGCGGTCCCGTCCACGGCGGCCAACTACGTCAACGCGACCACGGGCATCACGCAGGCCCAGGTCAACGCGGCGATCGCCACCGTCAAGGACAAGGTGCGCCCGGACGCTCAGGGCATGGTCCCCGTCACGATCCTGGGCCGTGCCCAGGTGACCGACAAGATCAGCGACTTCTCGTTCGGCTTCGACCCCGAGGCCGTCTCCGAGATCCGCCTCAAGGGCCGGCTCGGCACCTACCGTGGTGCCTCGGTCGTCACCCTGCACAACTACCGCGACGAGGAGGACCAGGCCTTCGTCCCCGCGAACGAGCTGTGGGTCTTCGGCGGCGACGTGGGCAAGTTCGCCCTCTACGGTGGCCTGCAGGTCAAGCAGTGGGACGAGAACACGGTCGACTACCGGCACTACCGTGCCCGTCGCGACTTCGGTGGCCTCGTCCACCACCCCGAGCAGGCTGTCCGCCTGGTCGACGGCACGATCACCCCGTGAGGTAACCTCGGCCTGCGGGTCGAGTTCCTCGCACTGACAGCCCCTCCGGTCCTTCGGGATCGGGGGGGTTGTCGCTATCCTGTCGAGAGGGAACTCACCCTCCGCCGAAAGGACCGCACCACATGACGACAACGCCCGTTGCTCCGCAGGGCCTCACTCCCGTATCCGGCCAGGAGCTCTGGAAGATGCAGACCGACGCCACGGTCTACCTCGAGATCGAGGGCAAGACCCGCTACGGCGACTCCATCGGCAAGGAGTTCAAGGTCGGCCCGAACCGCAAGGGCTACGAGTTCATCCTCAAGACGGCCGACCGCGTCGACGTCCAGCGGATGATCGTCGACCCGGCGCTCGACCCGTTCCGCAACGGCACCTTCACCCGCGTCGACCTCGACCAGCAGGACGACCCCAACACGGCCTCGATCCAGGCCATCACCCCCGAGCAGATCGTCGACCTCCTCGACCTGCCGGTCGACCAGTTCGAGGCCTCTCTCAGGCAGTACGAGGAGGTCCCGATCCGTCGGATCCACGAGACGGCCGTCGCCATGGACGTCTCCCACCAGAAGATCACCGTCCTCGAGGACCTGATCAAGGAGCGCTACGCCAAGGGCGCCCCGCAGCCGTCGCTGACGGGCGATGGCGAGACCCTGAGCTGACCCTCCCCTCCACGCCGGCCCCCATCGGACTCGACCCCGGTGGGGGTCGGTTCGTGTCTGGGCCAGCCGACAACGAGCCATGACGGATCTCTCAGACCTGGTTCCCGCGCTCAAGCGCGAGATCGCTGAGCCCGGGCAGTACGCGACCTACTTCCCCGGCGTCACCGACGCGCAACTCGTCGGATGGCTGATGGACGCCTTCTCGCAGGCCCAGCTTGAGGGGTACTTCGGCACCACCGTGCTCGACGTCGACAATGAGTCCGTCAGCCCGGACCTCACGCCCGGCGGCCAGGCCCTCGTCGTCATGTATGCCGGCGAGCGCATCCTGACGAACCGGATCCTCAACATGACCTCGGCCGCTCGCTACCAGGCGGGCCCGGTCAAGTACGAGACCGAGCGTGCGGCGAGCGTCATGACCGAGGTGCTCAAGCAGCTCAAGGCCCGCCGGGACCGCATCACGGCGACGGCAACGGGCGTTGGCGGCCCCACCGGTGGCACCTACGTCATCGACCAGTACTGCGACCGCGTCGCTGCGGGGTGGGGGTACACCTACTGATGGCGTACGTCCGGGGTCAAGAGCGCATGGTGACGATGCTCGCCTTCACCACCGTGCGCGACACCCTCATGGGTCCGCTCGGCTGGGACGGTGTGGTGCTCGGCCGCCTGCCCTTCCAGGCCACCGTCAAGCCCACCATCGTGGAGCAGGGCGACCCCAAGGTGAAGATCGACCCGCTCGTCAAGAACGCCATCGGCTTCTCCGAGGGCATGATGCCGATGGACGAGATCCTGCAGCTCGGTGACGGCCTGCAGTCCCAGACCCACACCTTCTTCGTCGACATCTACGGCGAGAGCCTGTCGATCGCCAAGCAGCTCGCGCACGACGTCCGAGGGTGCTTCACCGACCGGCACGGCCGCAGCGTCATCGCGCTGCCCGACTACGCCCAGCCCGGCCACCCGGTGCTGCCCGGCCACCTCGTCGAGTACACCGACATCGTGACCGAGTTCCCCGAGTCGCTCGACCAGCGCAACTGGGCGGTCGTGAAGTTCACGGCCCTGCACACGTTCGGTCCCTGATGGCCAAGGTCGGTGGGTCCAACTACGCCGGCCAGATCGGCTGGGCGGTCGGCATACCCGAGTGGCTCAACAGCAGCCGCTCGCAGGTGGAGCGCTACTGGCGCGTCATCGAGGAGGGCAGCGCCGCCACGAAGTGGCCGTGGCAGGACCAGGGCATTGCCGGCCTGTGGGGCGACAACGCCCGTCCGGGGTGGAACGGAGCCACCGACCCCTTCGGCGGCCGCAACAACCAGGCCTTCGCCCCGTTCTTCCGCAACCGGGAGGACAACATGCTCGGCCCTGCCCGCGCCGCCATCATGCGCTACCTCGGTGACGGCAAGGGCAAGAACATGGACCAGCTCAAGGTCAGCTACGTCACGACCTACCGGCGCCAGTGGATCGCTGGTCAGGACGCCAAGAGGTTCGGCGGCCGGGGCAAGGCCACCGGTCCGGTTGAGAGGAAGACCCGGTCCTCCCTGACGCCCAGCGACGTCAAGCGTGCGCGGCGCGCGCTCCTGCACTGGTACTTGACCGGCGCCACGAAGCCGAACCAGATCCCCTTCGTCTACGGCGTCATCAAGAACCCCGTCGTCGGCGCGAACTACTACGGCCGCGCCATGCAGAAGTTCAGGCCCCAGCTCCCCGGCGTCCAGGCGGCGATGATGCGCGAGGCGCTCGACTTCGCCATCCAGACCGCCGGCGGCAAGACGAGCGTCACCGCGCTGCGCAAGGTCCAGGCCTTCGACAATGCAGGCGAGAGCGCGCGCACCGGCCGGGCCCGGGCCGAGCGCCGGGTCGACGAGCTGCGGACCTACGAGCCGTACGACACCGCCATCCAGGTCCAGCTCGCCGACATCACGGTCCAGAGCCTCATGCGTGACGACAAGGGCCGGTTCGTCAACGGTCTTTGGCAGCAGGCCCTGCGCAACGCCAACGAGCGCGTCGCCATGCAGTACCAGGCGATGGTCGTCGAGCTCATGCGTGCCGAGGGTCGGCGGCCGCGCACCAACGCGCTGGTGGCCGCCACGGAGAGCCCCGAGAACCGCTACCCGCGCAACACGCAGCCGTAGGTCAGTTCTCCGGCAGGGCGTCCGACCACAGCCCAGAGGTGGTCGACTGGCCGCCCCGACCGTGAAGGAGTCAGCCCATGGCAGTCAAGGGCGGCCAGATCATCCACGTCGCAAACGACCAGGTGCTCCTGGACCGTCTGCAGACCGCTGGTCCTGGCAACGTGAACATCCCCCGCGAGACCATCTACGAACTGGGCAACTACCGCTCCGTCGCACAGGTCTCCGGGATCCCCGACCTCTCGTTCTCACTCGAGAGCTTCGACGTCACCACCGAGATGGAGGCTTTCCTCCTGCGCAAGCCGGTGGCGACGACCCACTCGTACGACCTCGCAGCCGCGAAGTACACCAACCTCAAGTCGGCCTTCAAGCCCGGGCAGAACGCGGCGGCGCCCTACGACGTCGCCGGCTCGGCCTCGATCCCGTGCCTGCGCCTCGAGCAGATGTCCTACGCCTTCGGCGTCGGCACCACCAACGCTCGTCAGACGGCCACCCTCCGTGGCGACACGCTCTACTACTCGAGCGGGTCGACCTACATCAAGGAGGTCGCGGGCACGAACACGCCCAACCAGACGATCGCGCTGGACCACGACTCCTACGGCCTCATGGAGGCCGGCGTCCTGCGCTACACGCTCGCCATCACGGCAGGCGAGAAGCGCCTGACGTACGGGGCGGACTACACCGAGACGGTCGGCACGGTCACCGCCGGCGCCGCCACGGTCTCCGTGGTCATCCTGGACGCCGTCCCGACAACGGACGTCATCGCCATCTCGTACCACTCGCCCGCCGTCGAGACGTTCCCCCAGAGCGTCCACGCCCTCGTCTCGGGTGTCGGCACGGCGAGCACGGCCAGCGCGGCCATCGGCGCCACGAGCGTCACGGTCACGTCCTCGACGGGCTTCGCCGCCGGGCAGACGATCATCCTCGGCTCCGGCTCGGGTGGTGAGCTCGCGGTCGTCTCGGCAGTCCCGGACGCCACGCACATCACGCTGGCCTCGCCGACCGTCGCCCTGCACGCGTCGGGAACGGCCGTCAGCGTCTACGTCCCGACCGTCAAGCCGGCGGCCGTCCGTGGCAAGGACATCGACATCTACATCGGCCCGGCGTTCCCCGCCGGTACGGCCCCCGCCACCGCGCGTGGGACGTGGCGCCACGGTGCCCAGTCGGCCAACGTCGACTGGCGCGTGACGATCCAGAACGACGAGGAGATGGGCAACAGCCACTACGTCGACTCCGACTTCGACGTGCCGCAGGTCTCCGGCTCGGTCACCTTCCGGCCCCGTGACGTGGCCGCGATCATGGCCCTCGTCAACGACTTCGGCAACAACTCGAGCGCCGGCACGACGCACTACGCGGCCGGCATCGGCGACGGCACTGCCCTGGACCTGCAGATCGCGATCCGCAACCCGGCCGACGGTCGGGTGCTCAAGCGCCTGCACGTCCCGGACGCGCGCTTCACCGTCCCGGGCTACTCGGGCCGTGTCCAGCAGAAGCTCGACCTGCAGGCGCAGTTCCAGTCCGACCAGGGTCTGCTCTACGTCTACGACTCCTGATCGACCAGAGCGCTGACCCGTCCCCTTCACCCCGGGCGGGACGGGTCAGCCCTCACCCTCCACTCCTCACACTCCCAAGGAGCAGTTCGTGTCCAAGATCGCGAAGCTCGTCCAGCTCTTCGAGAGCGGCAAGCTGGTCCGCATCCCACTCCCGTCCGACGGCTCGTACCTGAACATCTGGGTGCAGAAGCTGTCCCCGTTCCACGCCGAGGCCGCGATCCACGAGGGTCGTGTCGCCCGCGCCCGCCGCATGATGGCCATCCGCGAGATCGGCTCGGACGAGTATGCCGTCTTCTCCTCCCAGGTCGAGGTCAGCGACAAGGCAGCGCTCGTTACCGGCTTGATGTCCGTCAAGGGCGACGAGACCCTGGGCAAGGTGCTCCGCGCCATCCGCACCGATCCCGAGTGGATCGAGCGCGTCGAGGTGATCGAGCACTCCGCTGAGCAGCTCGAGCTGCACTCGTCCGACTCCATCGAGGTCCAGCAGATCTCGAAGATGCTCGACGAGTACCAGACGGAGATCTTCAAGCGTGTGCAGGAGGAGAGCGAGGCCTACAAGCGCGAGCTCGAGGACATGTCCGACGAGACGCTGCGCGACCGGTTCCGCGACCACTACGTCGAGTCGGCCGGCCTCAACGCCTTCTCCGAGGCACGCCAGCGCTACGAGATGTTCTACGCCGCCCGGCAGTGTGCGCCGATCCTCAAGGAGGGTCGCTGGGACCACGCCCAGTGCGACCACACGGTCCAGCTCTTCGAGGACGTCAAGGACCTGACGGAGATGCCGGAGGAGGTCCTCATGCTCATCCAGTCGGCCTTGATGGACATCACGGTCCCACCGGATCTCGCGCGTTTTATGGACGGTCCGGCGAGTTCCTCCGTATCGCCCGGGCCTTCAAGCACGCCGGAGGCCTCGCCAGCATCTTCCCCGGCGGCGACGCCCGGAACGCCGGCGCAGATCTGATAACGGCCGTTGGCGAGGCCTTCACGATCCTCGGCTACTTCGAGCTGTCCGAGGACATCCAGCCTCCGCAGAACATCTGGGGTGACGACGAGCGTCTGATCGCCTGGTTCCAGGAAGTCAGAAGCCAGGGCCAAGGGGCCGATAAGGGCATGGAGCCAGTACCCGAGGCCACTCGGAACGCGCTGGTCGACGACATGGGATTCTGACGGGAGAGACATGGCTGACGAGGTCATCCTCGATGCGATTGCCCGCCTTCGGCTCGACGACGGGAACACCGTCCAGGAGATCGCCCAGATCGTCGAAGCGGTCAAGGCCGAGCTCTCTAAGCTCGCCAACACCAAGGGCATCAACGTCGCCGAGGACGTCGTCAAGGGCATCGGCCCGGCGTCGCAGGACATCGGCGAACTGCTCTTCCAGATCCAGAAGATCATCCAGCTCGGCCCGGAGTTCTCGGCCGCCCTGACGACCGGCAAGGGTGGCAAGGGCGCCGAGGAGAGGCTCCAAGGCCTCATCGCCGGCACCGAGCAGCTCCTCCGTCTCACCCGCCAGCTCGAGGCCGAGCAGAACAAGACGGCGTCCGGCCCGGTACAGGGCCCGGTCATCGAGCAGCGCGAGCGCCTCCGTGGTCCGAACGGGCGCTTCATCTCGCAGGAGACCGCCGACCGCATGGCGGCCGACGCCCGCGAGGAGGAGGCTCGCGCGCGCGCCGCCCGGAACCCGCAGGCGATGATCACCAGCCAGAACATCGGCGGGGCAGCGGGCGTTGGCGGCCAGGCCGCCCTCGAGGCGCGCTACGAGGACGAGATGCGCGCCATCCAGCGCCGCATCGACGAGGCGCACCCGGGCAACGAGGACGAGTACTCCAAGCTCAACGCCATGCGTGGGAAGTTCGTGGCCGCCGAGGAGCAGATGCTCGAGGCCCAGCTCGCGGTCATGGAGGACAAGACCGGGCAGGACAAGAAGTACGCGGCGGCATACGCCTCGCTGCAGCAGCACGGCCTCAACCTCCTCAAGCAGCTCAACGTCGTGCAGGAGCAGGAGCTCGCCGAGGCCAAGCGCGCTGAGGCCGAGGCCATGGAGGCTCACGGCGTCCGCCCCGGTGGGACACCGCGCTCGGCCTCCGAACTCGACACGGCCATCAAGACGACCGTGCCCGACGCCGCGCACGTCGAGTACGACCGGCTCAACTCCGCCGTGCTCGAGGCCGAGATCAACTACAAGCGCATGGCCAAGGCCGTCGAGGAGCAGGTCGCCCTCGGCGTGCAGGACGAGAAGGTCGAGCAGAACTACGTCAACGCCCGGCGCCGGCTGACGAAGGCCACCGAGGACCTCCTCGCCGCCGAGAAGAAGCTCACGGCTGCCGACATCGCAGCAGCGGAGCAGCAGGCCACCGCCGCGTCCCCGCGCCGCGCGCTCTTGAAGATGACCGACCCGCAGGAGTACCTGGCGGCCCGGGGCATCTCCGGCGACGAGTCGCTGCGCAGCCAGCAGCTCCAGCTCCAGCTCGAAGAGGTCAAGGCGGCAACGACCGCTGTCGCCTCGCGTGCGACCGAGCAGCTCACCCAGGCCGAGATGAACAAGCTCCTCTCGGAGAAGACGCGTCTGGCCTCGAGGGAGCTGGGCCTGCAGCGTCAGATCACCGAGGCCAAGGCTCGGGAGGCCCGCGAGGCGCGCGGCGACGGCGGGTTCCTCGGCGGCGTCTTCGGCAAGAACAAGGACGACGGTGGCTTCGGCCAGGGCCTCGGGTTCCAGGCTGGTATCACCTTCAAGTACTTCGCGCTCTACTCGGCCTTCTCGGCCGGCCAGCGGATCCTCGAGGGCATCCTCGAGACGACCCGCGAGTACACGGCGGCCACCAACCAGCTCGGCATCGCCCTCAACCAGACCCAGCAGCAGGCTGACGACACCGCCCAGTCCTACGGCCGGATCGGCTCCGCGTTCGGCATCGACCCGCTCAAGGCCACCGAGGGCGCGGTCAAGTTCATCCGCTCCTTCCGCGACCCCTCCGGCAACGTGCAGGCTGGCGCCGGCGAGGCCGGGGCGCGCACGGCCGGCATCGTCTTCACGCTCGAGCCGGACGACCGCGCCAAGGAGACCCTGCAGTCCCTCATCGCGGTCACCAAGGCATACGGGGAGAGCGCGTCCGCAGCCGAGAGCGTCTACGACAAGGCGCTGCAGGTGGCCCAGCAGTACGGCTACCAGAGCGCGGGCGAGGTGCTCCCCGGTGTCGCGGCGGTCGCCGACATCGGCAAGGAGTCCGGCTACGACATCCCGCAGCTCACCGCCCTCATCGCCTCGGTCATGCAGCAGACGGGCGTTGGCAGCGACGCGGCCGCCGGTGACGTCAAGCGCTTCCTCGGTGGCCAGGGCGACCCGGGCATGGTCCGGCTCTTCCAGCAGTACGGCATCTCGCTCGACGAGTCCTTCCGGGAGCGGCTCTCCGAGCTGGCCAACATCCTCCTCAAGGCCTCCCCGGAGGAGCGCTCGGGCGTCCTCACGAGCATCGGCTCCCCGCGTATCGCGGCGGCCGTCTCTGCCGCCATGGCCGGCGAGGTCCAGTCTCGTGTCGCGGCCAGCAAGGCCGACGACCCCAACCGCCTCACGGCGGCCGACCAGGCCAATGCCCAGCTCAAGACCTTCGCCGGGCAGATGCAGCAGTTCGGCGCCGAGGTCAAGGGCCTCTTCATCGAGATCGCCCGCTCGGGCGTGCTCACGCTCCTCGGTGCGGCGGCCAAGGGCGCCCTGACGCTCGTCGAGGCGGCGACCGAGCTCCTCAAGGCGTGGAACCTCCTCCCCGACGCGGCAAAGAACGTTGTCGGCGCCTTCCTCGCCCTCGCGGCGATCGCCAGGGCGCGGGCCTTCTTCGAGGGTTCCGGGTCGGCGGCAGGCGCTGTCGCGGGCGCCGCGCGCTTCGGCCTCAACCCGGGCGTCCCCTTCACCATCGGCAGGGGCGCCCAGGCCGTCGAGACCACGGCGGCCGCCCAGGTGGAGCGCCAGCTCGCACTGGCGCGCGGGGAGACCATCACGACCACTGCGGCGGCCACCGGTGCCAGCCGTGGGCTTGGCGCCTCGCTCGCGGCCACCGCCACCGGGATGCTCCGTCTCATCGCCGCCATGGTCCCGCTCGCCGCGATCATCGGCACGATCATGGTCGTCCTCGACGCGAAGGACTCGAGCGACAAGCAGCAGCAGGGTGCGACGGACATCGGCGGCGCCCATCAGGACCTGGCCAAGGCCGTGGCCGCCGGCGATCTCGAGGGTGCCAAGTCCGCCATCGAGCGGATCAAGCAGGCCCGCAAGACGACCGAGGAGGGCAGCGACTCCTACGGCGGCAAGCTGATCGACATCTTCTCCGAGGCTGACGACGCCCGGATGAAGCTCTACGCCGCATCCGACGCAGACCTCAAGGCCAAGCTCGCCGAGATGGAGGCGATCCAGAAGAAGCGCGACGAGATGAACGCGGCAACGCCCGTTGCCGAGTGGTTCGGTCGCAACTTCTCCCACATCACCGACGGCGTGAAGGCCCTCGAGGCCAAGGGCGCCGGGCCGGACACGCTCATCGCCGCGATGGACTCCGTGCTGCGGCTGGCCCCGGGCGTCGCCCGTCAGGCGTACATCCAGCCGGGCGAGGGCCAGAGTGGCCTTCCGGACCAGGTCAAGGACATCCTGTCCCAGCTCGAGCGGACCGGGAGCCCGGGTCGGCAGCGCGAGGGCTTCGCTGCGGCGCAGGCGTCGCTCGCGGCCGCGAAGCAGTCCTCGCTGACGGCCGGCGACGACATCCAGGTCGAGGCCATCCAGCAGCAGCTCGACATCGTCAACAAGGCGTGGTCGGCAGCGATCGTCAGCCAGACCACCGCCCGCATCGACATCCTCAAGAAGCACTACACGGGCACCGGCACCGACGCCAACATCAAGGCCAACCTGACCACCGCGCTGCAGGAGCTGGCCAAGACCGGCGACATCAACGCCATGGTCCAGCTCATGAACCTCGGCGACAAGGCGTTCCTGAGCAACTACCTCAAGGGCGTCAACGCCGAGAAGAACGCGCTGGCCGAGCAGGCGCGCGCGCTCGCGGCCGCCGCCGAGGCTACGCGCGCGGCCGCGCCCGAGGGTGACGTCAGCGACGTCCGGGCCGAGCAGCGCTACCGCCAGCGCCGACCCAACATCGACGCGGCGAACCGGGCGTCAACGGCCGCTGCCGACGTCGCCAACGCCGTCGTCGAGGCGGCGGCGCTCGCCGACCCCACGGGCGATGCCACCACCAAGCTGGCCACCGGTCTGGCGCAGGCCAAGGCGCGCTACGCAGCGACGGCGGGTGACGCCGTGTCGCAGGCCAAGGCTGAGGTGGCTGCCGCCCGGGCGAACGTCGCGGAGGTCGCGGCCACCGTCGGCAAGAACACCGCCGAGTGGTACGACGCCATGAAGGCGCTCAACGACTCGATCTACGCTCAGACGCAGGCCGAGCTCGGTGTCCGGATCTCCAAGATCAACGCGGGCATCACCCCGATCGCCGCCTCCAAGATCCTGCCCAACGGCAAGTCCGACCGTGGCGAGGAGGATGCCCGGCGCGCCCTGGCCGCCGCGCAGGAGACGCTCAAGTCGGCCATCAAGGGCACCGCCGAGTACTACGACG